ATGCCATTGCAGCCTGAGAACCAGTAAAAGTCCTCATCAATTTAATAATAGCCTTTTGCTCATCACTTACCTTAACATCCTTAGGCACCCTAGCACCCAAACCCCACACACCCGTACTAGTCTTACCTACCCCAGCCAACGCATTAACCATCAACATCTTCTTGCTCCTCGTTATAAATACCTTCTAGTTCAACCCTATCTAATATAGACGTATACTTCTTCAATGCTGTCTTAGCAATTTCTTCTGTAGCATACGGACCATACATAGTAGCTCCATCATCCTCGCCATAGAAATACCATCCTTCACGCATAGGATAATTCCATCCATCCTCAGTCCCTTCCTTAATGAATACAACACTCATGATATATCACCTATTCCTTTGCTGGAAATATAGCTACACGGTAACCGTCACGTAACGCACACTGAACAAATCCCCAATCTAATCTAGTACCCTCTGGGTAATTAGGATGATTACTGACCACAACAACTGGAATTCTATGACCCTCCATATTACAATATGGTTCAACAGTATCTTTTTGCATCTGAGCTACAATAACTTTCAACATGATATATCACCTAGGTAAATTACACTAAATCGAGATGGGGTATATGTGATCACCGCGACAGCACATGGGTATACCCACTCCACACAGAATTGATTATCATCTATCAAAGAGATTCTGATATATCAGTAAGTACAATCGCACATACTGATACATTAGTAATCCCTACCAGTAAGCCCCCACATATTCTTAACTACGTATTCCTTTACTTTACTAGGATTCTTACTATCTGCAATCTTCCTACAATTCCTACACGTACCAGCGTACCCGTCATCCGTCTTCTTACTTTTATAGAATCTAGATACAGGCTTCACCATACCACACGCACTGCATTTCTTAGTAGGCTCATCCATAATAGTCCTCTCTATATGCCCCTATTAACGTACCGATATAGGGACATAAGTATGCCCCTATTAAATTAAGCTACCACCTAAATGTGAAATTTACTACCCTAGTAGTAGTTTCACATACTGCCCTGGCAGGACTGAGACACACCAGAATTGATATATCAAACACTGGGTATACCCACTCCTATCCATCTACACACTAATATACGATATCTCTAACGATAGCACAATCCCCTAGCAAATAAAATTATGGGTATACCCGGTAGCCTCCGTATACCCCGTTTCGAAAAGTTGTAATTTACCTCAACCTGATAAATCAAATCGTAGGCACCACGCCCTATTCCTACGCACGCACGCGGGTATCCTTATTATCTACCCCAAAATTTACCACTATCGCTAGGCACGCTCACAATTCCTCTTGACAGGGGCTAGCGTATACCCTCTACTAATAGACGGTAGATCAAAGCGGGTACACGGTTGGGAGTACCCACCCATCACGAAACGTGAACAAATGGGTATACCCACAGTTGATATATCAGGTTCAGTAGGTAGAGAATAACTGCTAGGCATATCTCAACGTGGTAATGGGGTGAGACATAGCTGGTAGTCGTGTTACCGTGTCTCCTGCGTATTCAAGGGTCACAACCTTGTGCTACTGAATCTGATATATCAACTATGAATACTCATTCACGTATAGCCAGTGGCGGCACTGGTTATACAATTAGATAGGTTACTACAATTGGGGAACTCACTGATTGTAGACTACAACTATTCGCCAAAGCTAGTTGTAGATGGGGGAAGTAGTTAAACCTTTCTGCTTTCGACCTAAATGATACCACCGAGTACGTAGTCAAAACCTCTGTACTGACTACCTACCGATATATCATGCCTATCTAATTTTTCACACACTATAGAGGACATACAGATGCTCAGAATAGTACGTGGTACAGGAGTTGATATAACAGGACATAACTACGAAAATAGTCCTGATCTAAACATCGTAGGATATGAGTATGTAACTGCTACGGATATGGATGGTAATCCATTTGAATTGACAGATGAAGAACAAGAGCAGTTGTGTATTGAGGCATCACTAGCATACGAAGATGAACCTATGTACTTTGAAGGTGATGGATGGGATTATGACTGATATCAAAATCACTACATTAGAAGTATCGCTAAACTCTGCGATGCCGCATGAAGAATCACATACGAATATATCAAAATACAAACCCCCAGTCCTAGACAAACCCAAAGGTAGAAAATACGAAGCAAAGGATAGGATAACATACGGTCCATTCCTAGAACAGATGTTCTTTGATAATGAACTAGAATACTACCTTACACAACCACTATCCATCAAAGAACTTAAATTCAAATTCCTATCCGCACACAAAACCAACTACACACTAAAGAACAAATTCAAGAGATACAAATATACCATAGGTATGTTTCGTAGCAAATACAATCGTAGAGAATTATACTCTACACAAGACCCAGTATACCTACTATCATTCGACTACAATGAGGCAGGCTACATAGTCGTAGACGGTAGACAATACTACCGATCATTAACATTCAAGCAAGCATATGAGCGATGTCTAGAATTCAAAGTAGCAGACCCTAGATTCATACCACATGATAAGATAGTCCTACTACGTGATCGTAAGAACTCTGGTGATCCACAATGGGCAGATTGGTCAGTACCTCCAGACTCATTCCTAGATCAACTACATCGTACAGTGCATAGAGACTCAATGTACGATACTATAGAATTTCCTAAATTCTGTACTAGAGAGGAGACGATGCAAGATGACAATAGCTAAAGATCACGCAAGGCAAAGAGCATACAATCAGGGATTCGACGCATGGAATAGAAGTGATATATCAGATAAAGATACTCTATGTCCATATCCTGTAGGTGGTCCAAGTATTAATGCAGGACTCAGACAAGCATGGTTTGATGGACTACTAGATAATAGATTCTCCAAATATGACCATATACCAGAAGCAGACCAAAGAGCACCATTAAAGGCCCCTCCAAAATGCCGAAGATGAGAACAACATACGAACAATTACTTAGTCCCCCAGTATTAGCTAGGATGCTACCACATCTACTGGATGGACCATATATCAAATTCGTACCTAAACCACCTGATATATTCGAATGTGCAAGGAAGCATAGAGAACTCCTACTACACGGTACTCCACAGACAAAGGTACAGAATGCCACCACTAACAGCCAAACAGAAAGCTAAGGTATGGGCAGACACTCTATCTGGGTGTAGTAAATGTGATATATCACGATACTGTGACCACAAAGTAACACACTACATATACACTCCCATACCTTCCCCATACGTAGACATACTATTCATAGGAGAGGCACCTGGAGAATCTGAATATATCAATGAGGAACCATTCATAGGACCAGCAGGTGAATGCCTACGTAGTATCATTATTGAAGCATTAGATGATGATATATCATATTGCATAACCAATAGCATCCTATGCACACCATTCACTAGTGAAGATAGATACAAGATACGCACACCATTTCTTTCAGAAGTTAAGGAGTGCCAGCCCCATCTCGCTGCTCTATACCGTAAGCTACAACCCAAATACATAGTAGCCCTAGGCAAGACAGCAGAGAAAACAATACTATCTCTATCACGTATCCTACCAATCAAACACTACATACAGGTACTACACCCATCACGTATAGTACAAGCCAAAGACTACAATTACCAATTCGATAAAGCATCCCTAGCAATTCAGGAGTACATAGCAAAATGGCAAACCGAAGATTAAGCACTACACGGCACTCACTACTACGTGCAGCACTAAAACGACACAAACGTAAAGTACACACTGAGAACCTAGATAACAGATACCATAAATCACATCGTACACCAGCACAACAAGCTAAGTACGACCAACGTATAATTGATATAACAGCACGTAGATTCAACCTACAACCAGGTGATCCATTCCCAGTAGAAGCAATTGTAAGAATGGCACTCAAAGGTGTACGTGAAGCAATACGCCAATACAATAGGATAGCAGGTGCAGTAGAAAAGGAAATATCAGCCAGTGTCATTGCCTAAGAAAACCAAACTACGTAAGACTCCACCTAAGAAAGTACCATATAAGGGATGGAATCTATTCACTCACGGTGTATCCCAATCTCTACTACAGAAGTTCATTAACTGTAGAGATAGATACCATAAGCATACGGTACTAGGACTCAAATCTACAGACCGTAAAGAGGCTATGGAGTATGGTACTATATTCCATAAGTTAATTGAGGAAGGTGCTCGAATGGGAGATACCTATACTCGATTGAAGATGATACAGCTAATGAATGAATACATGAAGCTATATCATCCATCACCTGATTCTATGCTACTATGTCAGATAGGACTAGAACAATACCATAAGTACAAAGACTGGGAAGCAAATAAGCCTAAGTACAAGTACATAGCACAGGAGCCAGTATTCAAAGAACCTATAATACTACCAGCTACTAAGTTCAATCCATGTCCCGAAATCTCTATCAACATACCACGTACAGAGCTATTCATACGTGGTCGTATTGATGAGGTAATCGAACTAAATGGTGACTTATGGCTACAGGAAAATAAGACTAAATCACGAATTGATATATCACTTCTGTCAGATACAATACCTGAGAATATACAGGTAATGTTCTATGCAGTAGCAGCATCTATCAAGTACGGTAGACCAGTCAAAGGCATCATATACAATGTGATACGTAAGCCTGGTCAACGTCAACGACAGAAAGAGCATCCTGTAGAGTTTGTGAAACGTATAGGTAAGGAAATAGATGAAAACCCATCATATTATTTCTATAGACTAGCCTACTCATTTGCACCTGGAGCAGTAGAGAAATGGAAACGTGAGGAACTAATACCACTACTCTATCAAGTGTACATATGGTGGCGGTCCATAGAGAAAAACCCTACCAATCCGTGGGAGGACGAAGAAGGAAACATAAATCCATTCCACGGAAGAAAGTCATTCGGAATATACGATCCAATGTCAAACGGAAAGGGAGAGTATTTCGATTTAATAGTCTACGGAAGAAAAACAAATCTAGTCGTAGACCATGAAATGTTCCCAGAACTTAATGAAGACCTACCACCAGAGGAAATACCAGACGAGTGATATATCATGATGAGGTGGAAAGAGTCATGGTCAGTAGAGAAGCGTACAACTAAGATAATAGATGTTATAAAGCGACGTGGATGGAAAGCATACTCACGTAAGTCATCCAAGTCAGAAAGCACCTATATAACTGCTATACAAGGCAATAAGACGCTAACAATACGAGTATCTGACCATATGTACTATAATGGTACACAAGAGACAATACTAAACATCTGCCCACAAGGACATAACATCAGCGATGTATTACAATACCTAAGAGACCCTTCTATCCAAGTTAGAAACATTTACTATGAGCGTAAGATAATGAGAAAGCAATTACGTAATCATGGAAGTACCAATAGCACAGAAACCTAGTAAACGCATATGCCTAATATGCAATAAACCATTCGACTCTACAGGAGCAGGTAATCGTAGATGCCCTAAGTGTGAGAAGAATCGTGGTCGTAAGAATGACATAGATATGAAACCAATGAGATTATCAAGAGAGGTACACTAACAATGCAGCTAATGCCTATAACCATCTTTGCAGAGAATGATGATGGTTCCCTATCTGATACACTTGTCAAAGTATTAGTAAACATGCTAACTGTAACTCACTTCCAACAGTTACCATCAGGACACCTAGCTATCCACGTAATGTCTGGCCGTGTACTAGTAACCAATGTAGCATTCGAGGAATTCGTAGACAAGCAAAATACCCGCTCATCAATCCTAACACCACGCTAATTGATATATCATTTCTTTCAGAGGTATACGAGGACTCCACCATGCCAAGAGCAAAACCAGTAAGAGACAATGATGATCTAGAGGAATCAGAAACACTATCCTACCCTGGTCCAGACGATTTCATCAAACCTATTGACGATCTACGTGACGCATTTGTAGTTCTCTATGGACAGAAAGCTAGAGGCAAGACTTCTACAGTAGCAGGTATTCCTAAATCTCTAACATTAGAATTAGAACCACTACGCGAAGGTCTACCTATTCGCCAACTATCCTTAAAGAAATACAATGCTCAGCAGATTATGGATGGTGCTAAAGACACCTATCAACTAATCAAGAATACGACTCAATTATGGATTGACGATCCTACAATCGACGGTCTAAACTTTGACTCAGTTGATATATTCTATGAGTGTTGCTATCACTCAGAATGTGCTAAGAATGGTGTAACTGAGCCAGGAAAAGCTAAGGATTCAGTAGGAGTATGGAATGCGATTCGTGATGAATTTGCAGCATACTTTGATACATTAAAAGAATCTAGATTAGGTATCTGGGTAACTTCTCACGTAAAGGAACGTGATGAAAGAGACCTAGAAGGCAGCAAGATGTCGTTTAGTGCTCCATCATGTGCTCCTGCCTGCCTCAAATACCTACGACAAGCAGCAGACATTGTACTACAAATTGGTATGTACAATGGTAAGCGTGCTATCATGGTACGAGATGATACTAACTCATCATTCGTAGCATGTGGTGTACGTGGTCGCTTCCGTCAACCAGATGGTAAGCAAATAAAGATATTCGAGATACCTAATGATGAAGAAAATCCACATAGGGTATACGAAACCATTGTCCGTGCATTCAACAACCAAGAATGGGACATAGACACTCCAGAAGACAAACGTGATATATCAACTCCTAAACCCAAACCTGGCCCACCTAAGAAAGGACCACCACGACGCTAGAACCATAGACATTAGTACAGAGCATATGTTTTCTTTCAGATATTAGGGATACGAGTGTATCCTACTGACAGAAATATAACCAACGTGAGATAAGTGATTAATCAATTATGGCAAAAGACAAACAAGAAGACACACAAGTAAACGAAGCAGCTTTCCTCAAGGCCCTGAACAAGTCCAAAGCAGCAGCAAAGGCAGCAGCAAAAGCAGATAGGCCAACTGGTCTACTAGACGACGCAGCTATCCTAGCTCGCCTTGGCCTCAAGGAAGCAAATGATGCTGTCACCCTTAATTGTCGTGTCTCCAAGGTACAGATGGGTTTCGCTAAGAAGGACACAGCACGTCCCTACTTCCGGTTCGCATACGTACTCACTGAGAACTCTCCTGAGACTGGTAAGGGTAAGGGTATGATCGTATCCAACTACCATGAGCTTACCGAAGCTGAGAAAGATGGTGAAGTATGGCGTACTGAGGAAGACGCATACGAAAAGATGTACTTCGAGTTCCAAGGGCTAGGCGAAACTACTAAGGATTGGGCTGACCCACTAGCGGAGGCAATGGCTGCTGCTAAGCGTCAAACCAAGAATAAGACTGAGATTCAAATCCGATTCTCTGCCTATGAACGGAATAATGGCACACTAGGACTAAATATATCAGTTGTCAATGTCCTCAATAACGATGACCTAGGCGACGATACCGAAGACGCAGATGACGACACCGACGAATCAGAAGATGAAGGTAACGTACCACTATCCGAATGGGTAGGTGGATGGGTCAAGTGGGAAGACGCTGATGGTGCAGTAGAATTCCTAGTAGACAACTACGACGAAGATGCTGATACCTTCACTGGTACAGACGAAGACGGTGAAGAATGGGGACCAGCACCTACCTCGGCCTGCGAATGGTGTGATAACCAACGTGACGAATAGATTGATCTACCTTGGTAGGGGACAAGGCTAAACTACCATTTGATATATCAGTGCCTCTGGTATTAACCCACGTCTAGCACTAGTATCAGGGTCCAAACCTGAGAAAGATGGCGTTATGGCGGGTACCGACTGATATATCATCTGGGCCTGTAGCATAAAGGTTATGCAGCGGACTCATAATCCGTTGATTGTAGGTTCGACTCCTACCAGGCCTATTGTATTTTCTTTCAGAAGTAACGAAGTTAGGAGATGAGAATGCGTGTACAAGTATATGAGATGACAGACGAAGAACTAGAAATATTCAATAATAAATTCGTAGGTATATGTGAACTAATAGATGGTATGCCTGCTCATCTAATAACTCCATTACTTCTAAGACTAACTATAAGTACATATCTGAACCTGAAAGGATTTGAGAAGACAGATGCAAGTATACAACTAGCACATAGTCTAGTATCAGAACTAACAGATGTAATAGTAACTAAAACTACTCGAAATATAACAGAAAGAAATTGATATGGCACGTGGCAGCAAACCAAGGGTAAGTAATGATACATCAGAATCACGCATGGTAACATGGCGTATTCCAGGTAATCTACATAAACTACTAATCGAAGTAACAGACTATTTAGGTATGTCCCATAATCGCTATCTTACAGAAGTAATGACTGTAAAGCTACATGAAATCAAAGATAAGATAGACGCAACAAAGGCTAAAGATAAACAATCCGAGTAAGTGATATATCATGCCTATTGCAAAGAGCGACATAGTAGGTAAACTACTTGAGTTACATATAATAAAATTCACATTCCCAGAGTTAGACCTATGCCTAAATATATGGGAAACACAGTATAAAGCGAAACACATAGATGAAGCAGTAGATCAAGTATGCTGGATATTTACATGTGAATGGGACTGCTCACTACAAGAATGGGTAGAAATGATATCATGATCGCCATAGATACAGAAACCACTGGCTTATTCATACATAAAGGTTGCAGAGCATTTACTATCTCTGCTGCATGTGACAAGAACAAATCTTACATATGGACCTTCCCAGTCAATCCAGCAACTAGGGAAGTAGTCTATACACCTAAGACACTTGATAACTTCAAGTCAGTCATAGCTAAGCATAAGGAACTAATATTCCATAATGCTAACTTTGACCTACAGGCACTAGTAGCAGTAGGTATACCGCTATCCTATTTCTTTGATAACCATGATATCCATGACTCAATGGTAATGTCTCATGCTCACTACTCTCCTGGTCCTCATGGCCTCAAGGCACTAGGAGTCACACTACTATCATTTCCAGAGGATGATGAGAAGCGTCTAAGTGATATAACACAAGAGGCACAGAAGATAGCTAAGAAACATGGATGGTTCATAGCATCTAAATCTAACCCACACCCTACCCTACTAGGGACACAGGAGTCATGGTATAAGGCTGATTATTGGGTGCCTGCTCAGATAGCTAAACTACTTAATTATCCAGAAGATCACCCCTGGCGTACTATCTGTAATGAGTATGCAGAGAAGGATGCCATACGTACACTAGGTATATTCTATATCTTTCAGGAGTTGATGGACGATGCACAGCGTCAATCATATGATAAGGCACGTAGGCTAATCCAACCTATTCTACGTATGCAATATGAGAAAGTAACTCTACTACCAGATGCCCTAAATGAAGCACATAAGGAATTCATTACTAAGCAAAGTATCCAACTCCTACGTCTACAGAAGCTATCTGGTAGTCGTACATTCAACCCTAACTCACCTAAACAACTAGCTAGTGTACTATTTGATAAATTTCAATTCAAGGCAGAGAAGATAAGTGATGCAGGTAATGTATCTACGGATAAGAATGTAATCAATAAGCTACTAGCCGAATCTCCTAAGGATACAACTGGACATACATTCTTAGTAGAACTACAGAAGCTACGTAAGTATAAGACTACAGTTCAATATATCAATAACTATAAGTCACACCACAATGATAAGTACGAGTTACAACCATTCTTCAAACAAACTGCTACAGGTACAAATAGGCTATCATGTGAGAATCCTAATACTACCAATGTAGGCTCTGCTAATATGAATGAGGCAGAGGATTACCTAGAGACCGAGGAATCATTTAGACTACGTAATATCTTTGGCCCACGTGATGGCAATATATGGACCTGTATTGACTATACACAATTCCAATTACTTATATTCGCAGTAGTATCAGAGTCACAACAATTGATAGATGCCTACCTACAGGGTATTGATCTACATGAAGCTACTGCGATGCAAATCTTTGGTATTGATGATCCTACTAAAGTCACTAAGGAACAGAGACGTGCAGCTAAGAACGTAAACTTTGGTATCCTATTCGGTGCTGGCCCTGCTAAGATCAACCAGACAGCAGGCATACCAGGACTCTATAGTACTGCACTACAACGCCTACCAGGAACTAAGAAATACCTAGCTAAGTCAGAGCAATTAGCAAGAGCTAAAGGCTATGTACATACACTAGGTGGCTACCGACTATACGTACCACGTGAGAGGCCCTATGCAGCATCATGTTATATCATTCAGGGTACAGAAGCTGAGATAGTACGTGATGCAATGGTAGACGTATCCGAATATACCTACAATAATAAAGGATGCCCATATCGTATGATTATGATGGTCCATGATGAAATCGTACTACGATCACCAAAGCAATCCCTACCACACCTAAAACGTATAATGAAACTAATGGAAAATGCAGGACTCAAGGTAGGTGTACCAGCTAAGGTAGACGCAGACATAGCACGCCACAATTGGGCAGAGAAAGAACCCATACAGTAATAATTGATATATCAACCCACTCCTAGACTAGTAAAGTAATATGCCTAAAGCACCAAATTTCTCTACACTATTCTCTACATACTTAGTACAACAAGTACCTGAGAATTATCATGGAGAGTATAGATTAGACTGTCCATTCGATGATTGTGAGAATCCTACTAATCATTTCTACGCTAATTGTGATGATGGTACATGGCATTGTAAACGATGTGATAAGTCAGGCAATGCACGTACCCTACTCACAATGATCCACCAGCAGAACTACGATAAGACAACACAGGACCAGTATGATTATCTTTCAGAACTTAGGGGCATCCACCCGCAGACATTCGAAGATGCTGGATTTGCCTATGATGCTGACCATGATAGGTGGCTAGTACCATACTATACATTTAATCCAGATACCAATGAATGGTCAGAGTTTCTTAATAACCTAGGATACTTCTTTCCATCATCTACTAATGAGTCTGCTAGATTCAAGATTAAGAAAGCAGCAGCACTCCCACTGTACCTATACAATCCAGGATTCCATTCGTGTCCACCATCCGACACAGCAGTAATATGCGAAGGTGAATGGGACACATTAGCCTACTACGAACTCAATCCTAATACGAATGAATTAGTTCTAGGCAAGCCAGGATCAGGATTCAACATAGCATACATGAGGACACTATCTAAGGTGTCTAAAGTACGTATGCTACTAGATAATGATCCATCAGGTCATAAGCAAACAGTCAAGGCAGTAGAGGTAATCAAAAATGATATATCAGATATCAAAACTCTAGACTGGTCATTAGTAGAGCACGCACAGAAAGATATACGTGACCTATGGATGGTAGAGGGCACCAAATCACTAGACCTAATCGAAGCTGCCCTAGTACCTGTAGACGTAGAGGATATGACTAAGAATGAGATTAAGCTATATCAGACTAGTCTATCCGACTACACTAATGTAGAGACATTTGCAGACTACACAGAGACGCTACAACGATATCTATACATGACACCTGAGACTCTAGCTGCTATGGCAGCAGTGCTAGGTATCACTAACAGTATCTCTATCCCAGGCGAACCACTATGGGCATTCCTCATTGGCCCACCATCCAGTGGTAAGACTACATTCATTGATTCCTTTGGCGGTAATAATGAGATGTTCGATAATTTATCTAAGATTAGTGCTAAGTCATTAGTCTCTGGATGGAAAGATGAATCAGGCGATGAGCCATCATACCTAGCTAAACTAAAGGATAAGACCCTATTCGTCAAGGACTTTACTGTAACTCTAACAGACTCAGTAGATAGTCAGAAAGAGGTATTCGGTCTACTAACTGATATATTCGATGGATATGTAAAGATTCCATACGGTAATAATCAGGTACGTGAGTTCTATGATCTATACTTCAATATGGTAGCAGGTGTAACTGATATTGTACACTCACACAGTGCTGCATCTATCGGTGAGCGATTCCTACGTATTGACTACCTAGGTAAAAACTATGATTCACGGCAATTCGCACGTAGAGCATTACAGAACTTTGGTCAAGCTAAGCCACAGAAGGAACTGCTAACTAAGAATACATTAGGCTTTGTAAACCACCTACGATCCATGCCTATTATCATGGAACTACAGGAGGAATACCTAGACCCAATTACCGACCTAGCAGAATTCATTGCTACCATTCGTACTAAGGTAGAATCTGATCCAAAGGAAGGTGTCAAGTACACTCCTAGACCAGAGCTACCATCACGCCTAGCTAATCAATTGGCTAAGCTATTCGTATCTACACGTGGTGTCTACAACATAGACCCAAACAGTGATGAACAAATTGATATATCATCTAAACTAGCATTCGAGACAGTAAAGAAAGTTGCCCTAGATACTTGCTATGGATTCTCACTAGACATTGTACGTACTATCAAGAAGTATCCACTATCTGATAGGCAAACAATAGCAGACCTAGCTAAGATACATCCTCAGCGTGCATACCGTGTACTCGGTGATCTATGCACTACAGGTGTACTAACCAAGGTAAGTGGTCGTGTAGGTCGCTCAGGTGGTCGCCCAGCAAGCTACTATGCAATTAATCCCAAACTAGCGAATGTCCTAGAATATGATTGTCAAGAAAGTCCAAAACGCACAAAGTCAAAACACCCTACTAATCGTACACGATGACACAGGTAATGCTAACTCCCTGATAGATATACTCTACTTGTTCCTACAAGATCAAGTGATATATCATCAGGGCAGAACCCTCCCTGAACAGGACCTAGTAAGTAGATATTTTCTTTCAGAGATAAGGGATACCAACGATGGTACAGAAACGAACAGTGACGAAGACGTCTAATCTTATAGTTCTATATGATATGGAATACCCAGTCTGCTATAAGATACTAAAATCAGGACACGGAGAATCCTACTCGGTAATCGAAGAAGACCCATTTGAGCACGACCTTAAATTAAAGAATAAGACAGAAACATTAGCACTTATTCATATGTTCGACCCCACATTTAGTGAATCAGACCTACCAATAGAGCTAGGAGTAGTACACGAACCATCATGAGTAATGGCGACTACCTAGTTCTATTAGCAGCAGTATTTTTTCTAGTATGGTGGTGGACAGACCCAACAGAGGATGAAGACGAATGAAGTTTATAAGTGATATAACAGTTAACCTAGAGCAAGTCCTAGCTACTGACATGCAGGTACTACACTCTGCTAGAGTATCTACTAAAGGAATAGAGGTACTAGCTACCTACGATGAACAAGTAGTACAAGACCTAGCAGATCAGAAAGACCTACCTGGACTAATCAAGTACCTAATGCAGCATCGACATGGTACACCATTCGAGCATAACCTATTTACATTCTTTGTACATGCACCTATCTTCGTATGGAGAGAATGGCATCGTCATAGAATTGGATTCTCATATAACGAAGAATCAGCACGCTACAAACAACTAGAACCAGTATTCTACATTCCACCAATTGATAGACCAATGTTCAAGGTAGAAGATTGGAAACCTGGTAAACCTAAATTCCTGACAGTAGAGGAAGAACAACAAAGATTAGGAACTACACCGTTACACATAGATTCTGCATTAGGCAAATATGAGCAACTTGTAGATAACCTAACAGAGTCTTACAAGTTAGCATACGTCTCCTACGAATGTAACTTAAATATGGGATTTGATCCTGGCCTAGCTAGAGATTGTCTACCAGTAGGTATATACTCATCCTGCTGGGTAACCTGTAATGCTAGATCACTAATGGCATTCTTATCCCTACGAACCCATGATCCACTATCACGTGATATATCATATCCACTATACGAGATAGAAGTAGCAGCACGTAAGGTAGAGGATCACTTCGCTCAGGCAATGCCAATAACCTACCAAGCATTCCTCAGATACGGAAGGAGAGCACCATAAAACCATTTGAATGCTTTAATTGTCGTGAACAATTCATACCATTAAATATAGTACATAATGGTAGGTGCCCAACGTGTAATAGTAACCCATATGATATATCACAATCGAAAGTAGTAATGAATAGCCTTACCTCGCAATCTGAATCAATAGCCAATGAGAAACAATATGGCGGTACACACTATAAGAAAATGGCTATACAACCCTGGGATTACATAACTAGTAATAACCTAGGATACCTAGAAGGAAATGCAGTTAAATATCTATCTAGATGGCGAGATAAGAATGGTATAGAAGATCTAAAGAAAGCCATTCATTACATTGAGAAACTAATAGAAGTAGAAACACATGCAAAGCAATCAATCAATACACCTAACGATCAAGCAACCACCTAATCCAAAACCTATACGTACTATAGGTATATTCGATGATCCAGATAATCCTGCTATACGTCAAGTAATAGACCACTTCCTAAACACATTAGACTTTGAACCTAAGTCTAAAGAATTCTCTGACAATGTGAAGGATGAGGTACTAAAACTAATAACCACTCAGAAACCTATAGCAGTAGCAAAGAAAGGTACGCTAACACTAGTGTATTTCCAAGAATGACATGGATTAAAGTAGAAGATAAACTACCAGAAGACGGAGATACGATACTAATTTACGGATGCAATAGATATTTCAAACACACCTACGAAATAGCTATGGGTGCCTATATGGAATCAGATAATGAATGGGTTGCAAATGGTGATAGAGACGGTGACTGGGAAGTATCACATTGGCAACCTTTACCAGAACCCCCAGTAACATGATATACATATATCAAGTCTTGAAACAGATACGCATTATGCGACAATACAACGCTAATGCTATTGCTAAGAACCTAGGACTACAAGTAAAGGCATTTAGTGAGTATGAATCTAAACTCAAGCTAATACCAACTGACCTAATGACTAGATGGCTAACTGAACTTGATATATCAGATGCAGACCATCATTGGTATCAGCAGAAGCATAAGAGAGAATATGTAACTCATCTACTCTCACAGCATCTACATAGCCCTACACCACAAGGTAAGGAGCTAATAGCTAGAGTAGCTGACATACTAGTATTCGCTGATAAGATTGATATATCAGCTATTACAGTACAACTACAGAAGCATGTAATGAGTCACATAGCCTATCGACCACGCTCCGCAGAGGTAGCTATAGATATCCTAAAGGATGAAGATGTATGATCGAGACTATCGACTACCCATTCTCTTTTGGAATGGTACATACACAAGCTGAAGAAGCCACAAAGATAGCTAAGACACGTAACGTAAATGTACGTATCATGTTCAACGACATAGAACTAATAGTTGAACCAGATAGTACAGTACGTGAAATCTGTACACTATATGATCTAAAATCATTACAACGTAGGATGAAGATGTATGAGTGATATAGACGCACTAAAGTTACAAGTAAAGGTACTGCAAGATCAAGTACAAGTTCTCGTAGACGGAATGAGGACACTTACTACTATGGTACAGTTGTTAGATAAACGACTAACCAGCGTAGAATATACAACTAAATCCAATGAACAGTATATAGTTGGACGGATACAGTATAAAAATGGACGATGATATATCACTACCTATAGAACAAGGACTATCAAACAATCAACTAACATTCCAAGAGACTGATGACTTCGGTAGAATCCTGAAGATACTTAGAGAGAACCAAGGCTATACCATAGTAAGCATGAGTAAGAAGCTATCTATGGCTACGGATAAGATATCTAGGATAGAGCGTTCTCTTTCAGAATTACCGTCCGAAGTGGTGCTGAGGAAGTGGCTATCTAAATTAGGATGTAAAGATAATCTTAAACACCTAATGACACTAGCCAGACAACATAGAGTAGTACATCATCTACGCCTACACTCTAATGATATATCAAATGCCGACATGATACGTATACTAGATGCGTATCGCGACCAAACTCTATCTCCACTAGACCGAGCATTACTAGGAGTAATTGCTAGATGAATAAGTTTGACCAAATATTTAATGAACTACACTACCTACAAAAGTCTAGTAATCAAATTGCTAGAAATGAATACTCAACCAACATAAGGACACTATTATGTCAGGTAAGGGAAACGCTAGAAGCACTGGAAGCCAAGCAAAAGATATGGGAAGTAAAGGCGGAAAGTCAGGAGGTCCAGCCAGAGCAAGAGCACTCAACACCGCACAACGATCAGAAATTGCAAGAAAAGGAGCAATCGCAAAGAACAAGAAGTCCAAGTGATATATCAATGTCATTTATATCTAGACAATTAGGTGGAGCATTCTTATACACAATAAGATGCCCAGAGAATAGTAGAGATGAAGCCAAGGCCCTAATACGGCAACTAAATGAAGGGCACGTCGTAACATATCCTACTACTTGGAAAGTACAGGTGATAGACTTATGCTAGAACATGCACAATTAGTACGAGACTTAAAGAAACCTGCTGAACAAATAGCTAATGATATAACGCCTACGTCATTGGATCTAATCCATATGATTATAGGTATTAGTGGTGAAGCAGGTGAGCTACTTGACGCAATCAAGAAAGCTACTATCTACAATAAACCTATTGATGTACCTAACATCATTGAGGAACTAGGTGACCTAGAATTCTACATGGAAGGACTACGCCAAATCCTAGGTATTAGTAGATCAGATGTACTAGACAAGAACATTGCTAAACTTCGTATTCGATACGGACAGAAGTATAGTGATAAGTCTGCTCAAGATAGAGCAGATAAGATAGCTGATATAGACAGATTACCTGATTGATATATCAGTAGGTAAATTACACTTAATCGAGATGGGGTATATGTACCCTAACTATCGTCCAATGCTAGCATACTCTCAATTGATATATCATTAGATATAGCGATCGCTAGGGTATGCTAGCATAGTTCGTATACTATGGGGGTATTCCTTATTATCTACCCCCTAAAAATATTTCTAGAAATTTGGTAGTAGGGTAGATAATGGTGTATACCCAACCCGATAGATATGGTATTCTACCTATCGGCCAATTGTACCCGTAGGAATGCGAGATTTACGTCTATTCGCGTTCGCTACGGAATTGTGACACAATACCCCACTATCGCTCTGAATGCGTTAAACGAGCGATAGCGACCCTGCCCCACCAATGGGGGGTATACCCATCCTACTGATATATCAGTTGTGGTTCTGACTGATATATCAATTACACCTTAGAACTAGGAGTACAGAGATGTGGAATACTGAGAAGTACATTCAAACAGTTGCCTTGGTTGAAACATTTAGATCAATAGTAAATGAATCACTATGGGATAACATACCCATTGACGTTGTAATTGAAAGTCTAGCAGTTGTACTCAGTGCTACCATGTGTGAGAAACATCAAGTATGTACACATGACGCTATGAGCACTACTAAACAAGTAGTAGAGGCAGTAAGTAAAATAATTCTAGAGAATAAAATAGACCCTACACTCAATTGATATATCATGCCAGACCTAAACCTACCACGTGACCACCCATTCTATAAGATATTCGTATACGATACAAAGGAAGGTAAATGGTACAATAAACGCACTGACATATATCTATCAGATGATGATGTGATATATCATAAACTTCCAGACCCAAGCACACTAACTAAAAAGGTACAGACAAATGTGGACTAGTCCAGTAATACATCAACACACTAATTATCGCAAAGAAGTAGAGAAGCGTCCTGATCTACCAGTAGTAGGAGATGAGCTACTAGGCCAAATAGTAGAACCTATAGACGGTTCATGGTCAATAACTCTAATAAATGGAGTAATGCAGCATCAATTCGTAGCTTGCAAACCTACTAAACAATGGATAGTGTTAGCAGTAAATGGTAGGTTCCCAACTGAATACTACAGGAGAATGAATTACGACACAGACAAGTACGATTACAATATCGAAGGCGAATTGAATTTCTACCCAGATTCACAACTAACCAATGACGTAATGATGGTAGCATTAGATAATCCTAATGAGATCACATTCATCAACCACAAGTTTCTACGCGTAGTTTGATATATCAATTTCTTTCAGACATTAGGCCGAGGGCCAGATAGGATTAGACCATGAAATCACTACTAATGACATTCGCATCGGAAGCACGCAAAGCCATCAAGAACCCAATACGTGACATGAATCAATTATGTGGAGGTATTGGTAATAAGAAACTAGACAAAGAACAAATACGTAAACTAGTTGCACAACGTAAAGCAGATGCAGCAATCCGTCGTATGAAAGCTGAGCAACAAGCACTGGCACGCAAAGTCAATGTACAGTCTGCAATCAATACCGCACAGGACTTTGTAAGGACTGCTAAGTAAGTATGCCAGTACAGCATAGAGGCAAGCAACGTGTACCAGTAGACCTAGAACCAAAACTAATGGCACACGTTGCTCTAATATCCGATAGGTATAATGTACCTAGGACCAAACTAATCCGTATGTTCATCAAATACGGTATGAACAATATTGATGCTGTAATAAAACAAGGTGACAGTCTAGTATGGACCGAACCTCAATTTAGTAAAGAGTGATATATCATGAAAGTATACTGTAGAACTAACCTAGACCTATCTAATGAGCAATGGCCAGATGAGTTACCAACTTTACCAAATGTTGGTGACCACATACAATCAAGGACTAAACATGGTGTGTTTCAACTTGAGTTAGAGGTAAAAAGAATTACATGGAAGTATAACAATTACGAGGAAGGCTATATACCAGAAATAGAACTACATATGACCAGACATCAATGTATGTTAGAGTCAGTAAGAGCTAATGAAGGAGTAGGTAGAGGCTCAATAACAGCTTTCTATGAGTGGTACGCACCATTAGTAGGACGTAGTGTTGGTGCGTTTATTTGATATATCAATAGAAGGGATTCGCAGTGTATACATTGGATGTATTTATTGGATCAATACCGTCAGTAGAATACTATGATAAGGAAACAGAATCATGTGGACAAATTACAAAGGACAGCCAGTCGAATTCACAGGAACAGTCTCAGAAGGGTTAGAAAAAGGATACAATTACAACTGTGTAAATTGCTCTTATTGCTCTTATTGCTCTTATTGCTCTAATTGCTCTTATTGCTCTAATTGCTCTAATTGCTCTAATTGCTCTAATTGCTCTAATTGCTCTAATTGCTCTTATTGCTCTTATTGCTCTTATTGCTCTAATTGCTCTTATTGCTCTAATTGCTCTAAGTGCTCTGATTGCTCTTATTGCTCTAATTGCTCTTATTGCTCTGATTGCTCTTATTGCTCTTATTGCTCTAAGTGCTCTTATTGCTCTAATTGCTCTGATTGCTCTGATTGCTCTTATTGCTCTAATTGCTCTAATTGCTCTGATTGCTCCCAACAACCAATAGTAAACATCATGACCACTCCGTGGAACATTCTAATCCGGGCAAACAATACCATTAAAATAGGATGTCAAAACCATACTATAGAAAAGTGGTTATCATTCGACGATGACACAATCAAATTAATGGAACCAAGAGCATTAGAGTTCTGGAAAATATGGAAACCAGTCATCCAATTACTACATGTAAAGGAAACAGACAATGACTAAACGTAAACTACCATCATTCGATGATGTAGAAGAACACATTCAATCAGATGACTACGCTGGTTGGTGTACTAACTGTGGTGACTGGACACATGACTCATGTGAGCCAGATGCACACAATTACGAATGCCCTGAATGTGAATGTAATACCTGCTATGGTGCAGAGGAATTACTAGTACAAAACCTCTACGTAATGTGATATATCATTTCTTTCAGAAATAACCTAGGAGTACAGACAATGATAACCTACACAGAAACACACGCTATTGATGAAAATGGTAATACTGCCTCATTCGCATATTGGGGCAGTAAAGAAAAAGCAGAGGTGTCACTAAAGACACTAGTTAATTGCTCTAAGTGCTCTAATTGCTCTGATTGCTCTAAGTGCTCTGATTGCTCTTATTGCTCTGATTGCTCTGATTGCTCTAAGTGCTCTAATTGCTCTGATTGCTCTTATTGCTCTGATTGCTCTTATTGCTCTGATTGCTCTGATTGCTCTTATTGCTCTTATTGCTCTTATTGCTCTTATTGCTCTAATTGCTCTAATTGCTCTTATTGCTCTGATTGCTCTTATTGCTCTAATTGCTCTAATTGCTCTAATTGCTCTTATTGCTCTAATTGCTCTTATTGCTCTAATTGCTCTACACAGCCAGTCTCTATAGCTACAGGTAAATGGGTTATCTGTATAAGGCATGACAGGACAATAAAGATAGGGTGTCAAGATTACACAATTGAAGAATGGTTAAATTTTGACGATGCTACTATTTCTCTAATGCACCATGATGCTTTAGAGTTTTGGAAGGTATGGAAGCCAGTAATACAACTTATAGCCACAAGGAATTGATATATCATGTGGCCCGAAACAGTATGGCTACTCAACGACAATTGTGATATATCAACTGACGGTACACGCACAATTGAAGAATGGGTAGCCTACTGTCTCCCTGACCTAGATGCACGCAAAGAATACTACACTATGCGTAATCGTCTAGGCAAATGGGAGACTAATAACTCTGAGCTACTATGTGAATTGCTAGACGTAATAAACATAGGTATGCAATGGAACTACCTAGTACGATGCAGATACAATCTAACCTTTGCTTTACTAGGATACACTGAGGGACAATCTAGTAAGATACTGAATTGTCTGCCTCACATTGAGAATGATGTTTTCTTTCAGAATTACCATCCCGTGGTATATCCATCACGGTATGGTTCCTACTATACGGGTAAGAATCTACATGCGAAAAGGCTCGTCCCCCCGCCCGGAAAAAGGAAAGGTAGAGTTAGTAGGTGATATACCACCGCCAGAACCTACCCCACCTAATAAGGCACCAAGACGTATAGGTGATAAATCACCTAACCGATCACTACCACGACGTTCACCTATAAAGGTAACTAAGGGTAAGGTACGTCGTATAACCAAGATAATGGGTAGTGATGAAACTCTAGCTATCATACAAGAACTAGCTGAGAATGGAGCATCATTATCTACTATTGATGCTACAATGATGTGGCCCCCTAACACTATGTCTACACTCATACAGAAAGGTAAGCTATCTACAGCACCTAAAGATCCATATCGTAAGTTCTTTATGCTGTTTCGTAAATGGGCTGCAAGTGCCCGTGGTCAAGCAGAGTTACTACTAGCTAAGAAGTCCCCTGAAAAATGGCTAGACAGAAATACCTCTAATAAGGTAATAGAATCAGAACAAGATGCTCAATTAGCTCTCAATGCTCCATCTAATCCTAAGATAGTAGCTCACTCAGGTGTAGACCTATCTACAGTACAGAAAGCATTAGAAATCCTGCGTGAGCAAGGTGCTGATCTAAACGAAGCAATAGACAAAGGTGAATTCAAACTATTCATTACTGACCAATCCAAAGATGATGAGGATGATTGATATATCATGAGATTCATTATACTAACAGCTCCTAATGGACAACGCAATAGGTTTAATGTTGCTAATATAGTTATATACGCATCATTTGAAGATTCAACGCATTTATGGACAAATGAAAATGGTCCAAATGAGTACTACGTCAAGGAAACACCAGAAGAAATAGATACAATACTAATCAACAATGGCATTCTAGTACACGGAAAGGCTAATTGATATATCATGTTTATTTACAAATACCAACTTCGCTTAACTGAAACACAAACCATTTCCATTAATAGTAATGCTCGATTACTAACTGTACAAATGCAGAATGGTGTAATTACGTTATGGGCTATGGTGGATATTAAGGCACCTAAAGAAGATAGAGTCTTCTACATTGTAGGTACTGGTAGTGAAGCTACTTACATGGTAGATAAACTATACGTAGGCACTGTACAGGCTAATTCCTTCGTATGGCACATATTTACAACAAAGGACAATTGATATATCATGATTCTATCTGTAACACATACACCGTATTTCAATCAACACAAACTAGCTACTAAGTTCCGATACAAGGTAACTGATACTATCTACACACTAAGTAGATACACTAGTACGCGACTAGAAGGAACACTGTTCTTGATATGTAATGATACTGACCATATCATAGAACAGACAGATGAGAATGATTGGGAACTAGCTGAGCCAGAACCAGCAGACCCACAACTACTACTCACACGCTTACTAGAATGCTTTCATGATGGTGATCGTGCAGAGATTCTAGATGCACTAGATGATATATCAAATCATATCAAACGGATGCACACACTACCAGTAATCAATAAGGACTATACACACCCAATAGGAAGGCCCTCAATACACCTATACATAGTACCGTCAAATGAAGAAGATATCAATACCACTACTATTGCACAGAATCAAGATACTGGAGAAGAAGGTAGAGGTATCCAAGAAAGCGTATGATAAGTTAGTTGAAGAAAACAAGAGACTCATGGCTCTACTCGTACATCACAGGCTGATAAAATGACCCATAGTCTCAAAATAACCTTACCAAATAACCTATAACCTAAATAACCTTCAAGGTGATATATCATGGACGCTGGACACATAATTCTAGGTGCAATTGTATACGTGTTCTTCGTGTATTTAGTAGCACGATTCATACACGTATCTAGTGAGAAACATGACAGGTATATAGACTAAATTTCTTTCAGAGATTATAGGGGCATTCACATATCGATGTGCGTGTCCCTTTTCTATTTGATATATGCTCGCTTGAGCTGTCAAGCGTGCCTGCCTATTAAAACCTAATAACCAGGCTAATAAGGCTGATATATCATTTTCGCTCCACCACCCTACCCCCCACCGGGGTGCGACACGCCGCCACACCCATTCGGGGGTCTGAGATCTCACCATTCGGGTGGGGCAAATTGTCGCACCCTAACAGGGGGTGATATCAACCCCAATCGGGTGTGACAAAATACCGCACTGAGATTTCACCGATTTGGCATGGTTGTTTGGACAATGGTTGTTTCAACTGATATATCAGTAGTGTACTAGTGGACCAATACACTAGTGTACCAGTAGACCGATACACTCCGGCCAGACCTTCAACGATATCACATTGATATCACAAACTGATATATCAGTTCATGGGACGTTTCCCCATAGCTATGGGTGAAAAATGGCTATGGGGGACAATCTGCCCTTAGTGTGTCTCTACACTTGTCGAAACTGAGCGTTTCCTCCATGCCATTAAACCGCCAACAATGGGCCTAGAATCGACTTGGAGCATTGCAGACCTCAGATATCGACCCTGCCCCCAATCGTCGATTCTAGGGGCATCCTGGCAATCTCCACTCCTATGGGGGTAGGTGTGACCATACCCCCTGCCAGGGTGCGACAATTTGCCATACAATTATATACATACTACAACACCCCCTCTGATGGGTGGCTAGTTGATATATCAAAAAATTTGCTCTGAATGCTCAATTAGGGCTTGTCCCGTTTCCGATACTTGTCATACTTCAATAGTCGAGCAATCGACAACACGACAACTGCTAGCGATACTGCTAGCGATAGTCGCAACTGTTCTTTGACAATCTGGTTGAAAGTGCGAGAGACCTACAATCTACTTGCATTCAGTTACGATAGCATACGAATACGGTAGGCTAGCTTTGAACATGAAAGCTAGGCTAGTGGTATCGGTCAAAGTAGTCTTTCAGTAGGCTACCTCACAAAGTAGTGCTCCTAACCCGGTAATACCTTAATATTCCCTAGCAGTTAGTCAGACTAGGGAGAGGGCGAAACGTGACCTAACACCACTAGTTCCACAGTAGCCAGCCTACCACCTTACAATTTTACGTACCACCCACTAGTGGGTGGTACATTTGATATAACAACTCTCTCACACAAAGGGTACAGAATGATAGAATACACTGACTGGACGCACTGGGTAGGATTTAGACGATTCCAACCGATCCGACAAACTCCAACCTATTACATTGGCTACAATGGCACATCGACTTGGTACGTAGTGGCTAGTGGCTACTATTTGCTAGGAGACAATTACTAGGGGGTGATCGATTGGAAAGCTAAAACTGTCCGAACTATACACTAGCTTGCCACCCCCTGAGTCCCTTGAAATGCTCATCCTAACACTACCTAATACCCTGTTAGTTAGTCGCCACTATCAATGGGCAATACTACTGGAGAATGATAGGGGACATGCCAAGCTAGTCGCTAGACAACTGTATACGATACCTTACTTTGGGTATCGCTTAGACGTAGGTATCCTGCCATATGAGAGGGTATCGAACAACACTAGACTGATAGTCCAGTCACTACCACATAGAGCCACATTGGCTCTAATTCAGTAATGGTATATCAATGTTGATATATCAAATGTTTTCTTTCAGAAGTAAGATAGGAATCTGTGACCATACTCCCCAATGCGTTCAAATTTGGGTGCATTATCGTCAGCGTCTTTTTCATGTTTCCAGCCTAGCTGGGTTGACATGCACATATAGCCCTCTTTGTCGGCGTATACGTAGTTGGGGTAGTCGCCATTGTAGGCTGCTACTTCCTCTTGAGCCTCAGGACTATCGAATTTAATCCATTTGCTTTGATCGTCGCCACCAAAGCGAGTCCCATAGATACCGTAGGAGATAGACTCAGGATAGTAGCCCAGTGCAGTACCGTGCCCACTATGACCGCCATTGGCTACCATGCCATTAGCGTCGAT